CTTTATTGCCAAATTATTTTATGGCAATCACAAACGCTGAACTATTGGCTTTGAATTTTGGTTACCTGAATGGGCAAGACCTTGCGGCCTGGGTGAATTATTCGCTCCTTATCAGCCAATACACAAAAAACGCAAATTCTTTACAGCAGGCATGTGATTTCGCTATTGCAGAAATAACGGGCAACGCGAATACTAAATATAATATCGCTTTAGAGTTTGCCAAAACAGGTTCAGCACGTTCATTGCTTTGCGTGAAGATCACAGCAATAACAGCTTGTAGAAATGCAGTTTCAAATATTTTGAGTGAAGGCGACCAATTATTTAACTTATTTGCATGGGCCGATAAACAGGTTTTGGCGTTGAGAAACGGCCAACTAAATATTCCTGTTCAATTACCGGTTGTTGATGCAGACACTTTAATTACACCTTACAGTGATGTTGAAGTAGTTCCTTCATCATTTGTAACAATAGGATAAACGGCCCTGAAAAAAGGCAACCCTGAAAAGGATAAATCTGATAAAGATTATGAACAGAAAGCAACGCAGGGCGAAAGCAGCTAAGGAAAAACTTTCCGGCGGCACCGTAGGAAGTACAGGAAACATATTTGGCTTATTGCCGGTTTCGGGAATAGTTGATGGCGGACCAGGAAAAGGTGGTGGTGGTGGATGGGGCTTACCTGGAGACGCAAAAGCAGACACGGCAACAGGACAGCAACCGGCTGTAAATCCGTTCGTTTTACCAAAAGCGTCCGGTATAAATCAGGTTTCTCAAGTATTTCCTACTAACTTTTACATTGAATGGACGCTTAGCGGATGGAGAAACGCTTGCGATACTGCTATGAACATGGGTTATGCATTGAATTATGCAACGCTTGTGATGTGGGCCTTCGAATGTTCACCCTTCATTCAATCTTTATTCACGAAATGGGGTGATGCAATAGACGGCACACAATTCTTTGTAGTAGATAGTAAGGGCAATCAATTACCTGACTTCACGGAGGAGCTTTGTAACAAGCCCTGGCAAATACAATTAAGAAGGGAAATATTGTTTTCATTTTTTTGGGGTTTCAGTGGAGTAAACTTTGATCCTATAAGTGAGAAGATTTACAAATATCCAATGCAAAATCTTGATCCTATTAACAGGCTTTTGCGGGAAAATACATTTTCTTTTTATGATGGTGTAAAATTCAGCGATGTTGACAATTTACTTTTTATTCAGCCGTCATCTTCTTACGAAAGTTTTTTAGGGTTAATGCAGCCTATTACACGCTCATTTATAATGATGAACATGTCAACAATCAACTGGCTGCAGGCCGGTTTAAGGTTAGCTTTTCCGATACTTGCATTAGGTTACCCGCAAGCTGACAGCGCTATTGACGCAAACGGTAATCAGATTAATCCGTTAAAAACACAAGCTGAGTACATAGCGGCAAATATTGATCCTTCAAAAGCACTTACTTATCCGTACACAATCAAACCCGACGGAAGTATTCAAAAAAGTATTGAAATTGATTTTGAAAAGACCGGCACAGGGGCAAATCTTTTTAAAATATATTCAGAGTTTAACGATGATTTTAAAAATGAGATACGCGAATTAGTATTAGGCGGTACGTTATCGAGTACAGGTAGTAAATCAGGCAGCGGTTCGCGCTCTTTGGGTGAAGTGCATGAAAGAATGTTTAAAGCCGTAATTAAAAGCAAGATTGAGTATGTGCTTTCTGTTTTAAACAGTGACTTCAAAAACAAGATTTCAAAGTTTTATAAAAATCTGCCTAAAGACTGGAAATTTGAAGTCAACAGGGCCGACCAGTTGACACTCGAAGAAATGACCGACCTGAGCGCTGTGTTAACGCAAAACGGGAAAAGACTCACAGATACATTCTTTGAAAGCAATGGTATTAATGTAGATTTCTTTGAAGATGCGCCCGTAGTGGCTCCAACACAAAACCAAAAACCCGTTCCCGACCCTGATCCTGACGTAAATGTGACCGGGTTAAAAAAAAAGTCATATTGGTAGGTAAGGAATACAAAAAACTTACAGAGTCTTATCTAAAAGAAAATTCAATATTAAAATCCCTGCTTGACGGGAAACCAAAAAAGCAACCTTCGCCCATATCAAAGGCGCTTACTGATTCCGAAATAGGTTATTACTACAAACATTCTACACAGAGGTTAATTTATAAGCCGATGTACGATGCTTATAAAAAAGAATTTATTGAGCCGTTGGTAGATAAAACAAAAATGGTTGCTCAATTTGGTGTGTTTAAGAATACAGGGATTTATGAAAGATACATGCTTAATTCAGCGCAATTCGCGGCGGCAAAGGCTAATGCTGAAGGAAAGTTATTACAAGCAGCGGTTTTTGATGAAAAAGGAGTTGTGAAGTCTTACAGTAAATTTTATAATGACGCTCATCAAATAACAGATATTCAGAATAATGTTTGGCTAAGAGTGGAACGTGACACGGCGGTTAAAGGCGCTGTTTCTTTAGATCAATTCAGCGATATGACGGCGAATGCAGACATTTTCCCATATTGGATTTATAAGGGTGTAATGGATGACCGGGAACGCGAAGAACACGTTGAATTAGAAGATAAAATATTTATGATAGGCGATCCCGAAGGCGACGATTGTTTCCCACCAAACGGTTTTAATTGCCGCTGCTCAGGCGATCCGTTAGACGATAGCGACATAAAAGGCCAAACTGTTTCGAAAGGTGCCGATAATTTACAGCATGTAGATAAACAATTTCAATACAATCCCGCAAACCAGGGAATCTTACCAAAAGATCACAGCTATTTTGATGTTATGCCTTCAGCCAACAGCGGTAACTCGAAGTTGTTTGACATGGATAGTGAAACAGAAAGCGCAAAGCCTAAAACTACTTTTAGGGCAACCGGAATGCATTATTTGATTAACCAGGTCAACGAATGGAAACAAGATTATCATGTTGACAAGTTAGACAACATAATTTTTCAGAACAAGCAACTTTATTCAAACATTGTGTTTACAAACAATTCTTTACATGCAATACAAAATCATGCGCAGGACGTTGAAAAGTTGCCGGACACAATAGAAAACCCTGATATGGTTTGGAGCAAATGGGCTGATGCTAAAGATCAAAAAGAAGTGTTGAGGACTTACATAAAAGATAATTATGTGGTAATGACTAAGGACGGCAAAATTATTGATGCGCGCCGGGTTTATGATGCGCATTTAAACAGGTATAGAAAAGGTGTGCCGTTGTTGTAAAAGTATTATATTTGCTTTAAGCAGTTTGGTTTTTGACGAAGAATGCAGTATGTAAAAGTGCTGCATTTTTTTTATTTCAACTTCGGCACCATTGGCAGGCAATACATAATCAGTATAATTATACAGATCACAAGGAAAACAATTCTAACTATTTGTCCGAAAGGTGCAGGCAAAGGCATTAAGCCAATAAGATACCAAATTAAACCGGCAATCAGCGCGAAAATTAATATTGTAACAAGTAATGTGAGCATACCTTTTTATTTCAATATATATGCCATAATTTTACGCTATGAAAAGTTTAGCGCAACTTAAAAACGATTTACGGCAGGCGCAATCAGCTATACAAAAACTTGAAGCGGATGCGACGCGTGTATTTGGAATTATTGCGGTAAAGAATATTAAGAACAACTTTTTATTACAGGGTTATAATTCCGGCGTAGGTTTTACAAGTTGGGTGCCTCGTAAAGCAGCAACAAACAAAGCATACAGCCGTAATCGCGGGCCCGGCAAAATCTCTAATTACAAAGGATCTGTTTACAATGCAGCCAATCCGTTATTACAACAAACGCGCAATTTGTATAACAGCATTAAAGCAAAAGTATTAAGCGGGAATATTGTTTTTATAGGCATAAATCTTGATCTGGTGCCTTACGGGCAAGCGCACAATGAAGGATTAAACCATGAGCCCCAAAGACAATTCATGCCAACGGAAAGCGAAGGGGCTAACCCAGCAATGATAAAAGAGTTCTCAGGAAAGATTTCTCAATACACTGAAAAAATAATGTTTAATTTTAAATAATGAATAAAGCAGTTGTTGAAAAATTAGAACAGTTCAGGCAAAGCAATACCTGGCAAAGCCAACGTAAAGCGGATGCTTTTATTTCAGATTTAAAACCACTGATTACGAGCGCTGAACATTCAGAGCTTTTAGTTGCTCATGCAAAATATCATCGCGGCGAAGGTGCTAATATTCTTTATCATGTTATTGGTGAACTTATAAGTAAATACAGGCAGGACGATGAAGATAAAAACTTTGAAAAAACATTTGCATGAAGAAGCATAATAAAATTCCGTCTCCACTTCCTATAAGATATACTACTTATAATGATTTAGGTAAGCACGGATTTTTATATTTAATCTTATCAATATTAGCAATCTCTATTATCGGTATTCTTATCGCGTACAAACTTCATCTATGACCGGCGAAATAATGCAAGCTGTTTTAAAGGAGTGCCAGCAATTACTGCAGGCGCAAACCGCTGACATATACACCGGCGGCACAGTTGTATTTAAGACAGACTGGAAACCTGAACAAACAGCAGATCAAATGCCACTTATTCTTTTGGATATGATTGATAGCCCGGACGCTTCGCAATACCTGGGCGGTGTAACACGTATGGATTGGATGTTTGCAATGAACGCTTACTCAACAATGCCCGATGCTTATGCAGACGATATTGCAGATCCTTATTCAACATCTTTAATAAATATTATTGACGTTATAAGGCAACATTTTACAACTGCCCAGGCAAACAGTACATGGCTAACTGACGAAATGGTAAATATTACTGAAGATTATGGGTTTAAGTTTACCCTTTCAGGTTTGCAGATGGCTGATGCATTAGCTTTCAGAACAGGATTTATTAAAGGATGGCGAATATTATTTGATAGCGTAGCGGTTGAGGAAATTACCGATTTCACAACAGAATCAACTGAAGTTTTGGAGAACGTTGTGCAGATTGGAAGCACTGAAACAAATGAATTATTTACACCTTATCTTCAAACTAAAAACTTATTACTTGTGGCAAATACAACTTATATAGTACCCGCTAATAGTTATGTGCCAACACTTTCTTTACAGACGGTAATGGGCTCGCCAATAGAAACGGAGCCGACTGTAAGAATAGGCATCACACCCGGTGGTAATGAGATTATGGCTGACACTCCCTGTTATCCATTTCAGCCGGTTAGGCCAGAGTTTTATGCAGACAGTGAAACAACAATATATTTTACTATGACAGGCGCAGGAATAGTAAATGTGAGAATTGATGTTATAAGAAATTATATGCCTAAGCTGGTTGTTTTAACTTAAGAGTATTTAAAGTTGGATTGCAATTTGCATTACAGACAGTAATTAAAACATTTATAAAATGAAACATTCCAACTTAGGTGGAAACGGCGGAACGATTTCTGAGCCAAATCCTACAACGGTTGCAAAACCAGGTAAGTAATTACCAACTTAAACAGGATTAAACATCCTGTTTATTTTTTTTTATAGGGTTTGATACCATAAAAGCATAAATCAATAAATTAAATCAAATTTAGTCTGCATAAATTCAGAGTACACCCTGTAAAATTCTTTTTCTTTATCGGTATGTATAAAACAGAATTTACCGGCCTCGATCACTGGTTTCCCTTCAGCGTCTTTCTTGCAATATTCACCGACAATTTTCTGCATGCCTGAGTGCATGCGGTCAATAGCGACTTTATTTCGGACGTTGATATTACTTATTCTTTGCTCATTGTAAAGCAGGAAATAAGGTGATTGTGATTGTTGTGCTATGTCAACCAATATCATGTTAAGATGCATGTATGTAGTGTGTAGCCGCTTGCCTGTTTTAGTGCCGTTGACTGTATTCAAAATATTTGTTTTTTATAAATTGTAATGAAAAAGAATTTACAAATCCTGTACATATACCTAACATTATCCTCTTTGTGTTTTTCTCTAATTGTATAAATTCTTATAGGAATAAAATCTTGCTTATTTGCATAAGAAGATATTAATTGATATGCGAGGCAGGCTAAAAATGTTTCGGTAAAAATAGAATCTTTGAAAAAGAAAAATTCTATTGCGCAAACAAAAGATAATGTTATTATAAACGATACAATAAAAGTGATAAATTTTTTCATAAGTTCATAATTAATTTTGTTCTTACCTTGTTGTATCAGGATAAATCACAAATGAACTGTCTTTATTGTACTCTACTAAACATCTATTACACGCTACATATAACGTATTGTCCGGCCTAACATAAAGACAGTCTATGATGAATACGTTGTTTTTTAATTTTATTTCAGTCAAAGAATCAATAGCCGTTTCTGTTTTCATAGCTCGTTCTAACTGTATTAAGCTTAAATTTTGACTAAAACATATTAACGGCAATATTGATAATAAGTATTTCATAAAAAAAAATTTAAAAAGCCTCCTATTACTAAGAGGCTTTTGTTACTAAGCTGCCGGAGTGTTTGCGGTAACTGCTGCGCCTAATGTTGCCGCGTTTGATTGCATTGTTGCTACAATTTGGTCAATCGCCGCCTGGTCATTGTTTGCGTTAGCTGCTGCCAACCCTGTTGCAAGCGTAGTTAAAAGTGTTTCCACTGATGCGTCAATAGTAGTCTCTGCTGCTACTGCTGCCTGTAAGGCTGATAAATCTGCCATGATTTTTGTTTGTTTTTTTAATATTAAAAATAAGAATACCAATATTACGCATAAATAGAATAAGATTATTATCTGTATCATTAATTTAAAGTTTTATCAATTTATCCTGTTTTCAAATTCAAACAATTCACTCCAAACAGACTTAGGCTTTTTAACACCTTTGAAAAATTGATGTTGCCGTTTGGTATATTTATCATTTACCTGCTTTTAGATCTGTCTTATATGATTATTTGAACGTCTTATAAGGATGCTGATTATAAGTAAAATGAAAAGTATTATGTATGGAATTAAATCTTTATCCATTTCTTGCCCTGTTTTTTATAACCCATTTTAGTAAAGAAATTTTCAAGTGTACGCGGTTTTAACAAACCGGCTTCATAGCGCGTAATAGTGCTGCTGAATGTGCTTTGCGGAATTACACCAATCCACGGCTTTGGTTGCTTTCGCAAATCCTGTATTACTTGTTTTTCGTTCATAATTGTACGTTTAATTCTTGGCCGGTGATGGCAAAATATAAGTTTTGAAGTTGGTGAAGTGATTCGCAATGTTTAACGTTATATCCCAAATACAACGTTTTATTTTCACACCAATCTATTGGAGGCAAATGCTTTTTGTTTTCGACATTTCTGTCGAATGTATAAAAAGAATAACCGTGTATGTGATTGACTATGCGAAACCCGCACTTTCCCAATATTTCAGGGGTAATCGGGATGGGTGAACAATCATAAATATAATTTTCTGTTTGCTGCCAATCTTCAAAAACAGAATAAGATTTTTCGGTTAGCGAAGTTGCATCAACTTCGTACCAATTACCTATCCGCAATTCATTTACTGGTATCATATTTTTATTTAAAACGCAATATAGCAATATAACTTAATAACGCAATAACTTTTTTTCGCATACTTCTTCAATCAATTATAAATTTATGCCATAATTACAAAAATGGCAGGCGGGAAAAGAATTGTTTTTAGTACGGTAACACCAAATGACCAGGGCGGAATCATACCAAATGATGCGATTGATTTCAGCCGTTACAGTAAATATCCCGTTATACTTTGTCAACATCAATGGGAAAGTTTGCCGATAGGTTTAATGACAGATATAAGAATGCAGGGCGGCAAGTGGACAGGCGTACCAGTTTTTCACGGAGAAACCGAAGAAAGCAAGGTTTACAAAGCTCTTTATGAATCAGACGAAGGATGGGTTAGGGCCTGTTCAATCGGCGGAGAAGCGATCTGGAAAAGTAACATAAGAAAAACATCTTATGGCGAAGTTGAGGACTTTATTTTAGACGACGAAGGAAACCGAACTTGTGAGAAGTTTAATCTATACGAGGTTTCAATGGTTACGCTCCCTTCAAATCCAGACGCAGTTGCATTAAGCAGCGCCGAAATTGAAAAACTAAACGCTGTTAAAATTTACGAAAAAAATATTTTAAATAGTATTTCAACATCAATCACAAAACTTTCATCTAATCTCAATAAAATGACACCTGAAGAAATAGCAGCAAAAGCAGCAGCCGACAAATTACTGGCTGATAAAGAAGCTGAAAAAACAGCACTTGCCGCAAAACCTCAAACGGAAAAAGACAAAAAAATTGGTTTGGGCGCAAAAATTATACAGGCAGTAGGCACATGGCTTGCCGGTGCATCCGTTGACGATATTTTGGATGAAACACCTACGGCAAAAGCGCCTATCGCGCCGGGTTCTGAGCTTCCAAAAGAAGCAATTAAAAATCCTACGGTGCCACAACCTACGCCAATAGGTTTAACTGCAAAGGATAAAGCGAAAGAAAAAGCCGACGAAGCAAAGAAAAAAGCTGCTGATGCAATCGAAAAGGCAAAAGAAATGAAAGATAAAGCTGAAACGGAAAGTGCAACCGAAGAAATGAAGGCCGCATATAAATCCGCTTGTGAAGAAATGGAATCCTGTATGAATGAAGCAAAAAACCTTTCTGAAAAATATGATGCGATGGATGATGAGAACGAAGATGAAACCATGTCTGCAAAAAAACCGGCTATAACAAAAAACGCGGCTGTTAAACCCGCTTTAAAATTAAAAACTATGGAAGAATTACAGGCAGATGCAGTAAAAATTAAACCTGCACCGCAAGCCAAAGTAATTGGCCTTGCATCAAAAGACGCCAAGATAAGCAAGTTCGCTGCTGATTTCAATTCAGGTAAAGATACCGAAGGCGCGAAAGTAATGGGCCGGTTATTCAGTAACGGAAGTGAAGAAAAAACAATTGCTGATTACGCTATTTTAGGCGCGGCAATGATGAATGATCCTAAGTTTAAAGCCGTTGTTGAGAAAGTTCGTTTCCATATCGGAAAAGAAAGTGGCGGCGCGCATTTTGGCAATCCTCAAATGCAGGGCGGCTTACAATTACAGAATATTGTTGCAAAACTTGCTTCAGGGTATTGCGATATGACAACTTCTTACGGACACACAGAAAGGAGAAATTCACTCACGAAATTAACTGCAACAGATACATTTTTGGCTTCGCCTGATTTGTTCGCAATTGAATTTCTGTCCTTAGCGATATTCGCCTTGTTTCCTGCAACATCCTGGAAAAATGATATTCCTATTTTCGGCGCGCAAATGAGTGCTGATAATACAGGATTTATATGGGCAAACATAGCCGCTGCACCAACTATCTACAAAGGCACACAGCCGGTTACGCCAGCAAAATATACTTATACAGATACCGCCGTTGCAATGCAACCTACTCCATACTGGTTACAGCCTATGTTGTGGACACCGTTAACAATGCATCAGTTAAGGTATGATCAAATGGCCACAGGTTGGGCACAAGCCTTCGCTGCAATGGGTGCATATATTGATGATGAACTTATTTACACCTTAGCTTCAATCGTGCCTGCTGCAAGCGTTGTAACTTCAACAGGTTTAGTCGGCTCAGGTTTAGTAGGTGGAGCGCCAGCAACACCTTCAACGTTTATCTTAAACGGCACAGCCGCTAATCCAAATGCGTTTATTTGGAACGCCGCTTATAATGGTACTTTGAATGCGCCTTGTTTACAGGATATAATTACATTGGAGCAGATTTATTCTAAACAGAATTTTGATCTTAGCCAGCAGAAACCAACGCTCGTGGTTGATTCTACAGCCGAGGCTTTCTTAGCGAAAGACCCTTATACGTTGTCTCAATTAACAAGATGGGTAAATGCGGATGGCGGCGAATTCTCTAAATTTAAAAATACCATTCTGCCATCACGTTCACGGGTTGCGGTTTATGATGTAGCTACAGGGTTAGTAAAAGATCCTTATGGCTCAATTCCGGCAACTTCAGTAGGTGCAAATCTTAGCTTTATTCCTTCACAGGTAGGTATTGGACTTGCGATGTTGGATGTGTTCATGCAACAAGACCCGGTTAACTATGGATTTGTAATGAGTGCCGATACAAGAGTAGGTATAAATGCTTTAAGGGCTAATTTTAACGGAATTGCACTTTACACTTACGGAGTGCCACCTGCACCTCCTGCATAATTCACATAATTAAACACTTTATAATTTATAACATGAAAAAGTTACTTATTTTAATAGCCTTAATTTCAACAGTATTTGTAAGCCATGCACAAACAAAAAGCAAGGTGTTACCCGGATTTGCCGGTGGTAATTACTCGGTATTTGGCACAACCGGTTATACATATAGCGGCGGCGTGGCCGATACTTTGGCGGTAACCGATACTATATCTTATATTTATCCAATTACCGGAGGTATTCGTTATACTCCCTTTATTTCTTTGGCGTGGACAAAAATCGGTTCGGGAACTGCTACGGTAGTTTGTAAATTGTTTCAAAGTAATCAGGGTGGCGTTTCCGGGAATTACCAGCAATGCGGCTCAGGTGTAGCGAACACTGCTTATTCAAAATCTTTTACATTTTCATCAACAGGTGTAAATTATTTAGATGCCTTTGCCGATAGCGTAAAGATTTCAGGAAGATATTTAAAGGTGGAGTTTATCACGTCTAATACAGCAAGCGTTCAGGGTGCGATTGCAGGAACGATTAATACGACAATAAGATAAAGTTATTATATTGCGTGAAAATATAAATTATGTTATTTAAAACACATCCGGCACATATTAATCAAATTAAGGGAGCTATAAAAGCTTTCGGGCCAGTTTATTTTCACGGCGACGGTAATATTTACCAGGTAAATAAGGTAAACGAAAACGGGCAAATGCACGACTCAGATTTCAGGAAACAGTTTCATAATCCTAAAAATCTTGCAGGTTCTTACCGGGTAAAATTTGATACAATCGCGGACGTTCCTAATGCAGTTGATGAAATAAATTCTTTACTTACGCGCTCAAAAGATATGGAAATAAGTGAAGCAAATAAGCCTATATCTGAAACAACGAATACGTTTGAGGCTTATGTTGAAGATGAGCCGGTAAAGAAAAAAGGAAAATAATCAGGTGGAAACCTATTAATATTTTATATGCAGCATGATATTTCGATAACCGTCATTAACAACAGCACAGGCGTTGCGCCTCAAAGTAATGGTGTAATGGGTATCTTTATTCGTGCTGTAGCCGTTTCAACAACGTTTGTTTTAAATACGCCTTATTTACTTACTCAGCTATCAGATTTAACGGCTTTGGGCATAAATGCTGCTTATGACGTTACCAATAGCACAGCGGTTTATCAACAGGTATCTGAATTTTATGCGCAAGCGGGCACAGGTGCTTTGCTTTGGTTAATCGGGGTTCCCGACAATACAGCCTTTGCGACCTATGTTGCTTCAGCTACGTTTACGCAAATGATACAAGCCACCGCTATCGCCGATCCTGCAAACAGGGTTAAAATGATAGGCTTGTGTTATGATGTTCCGGTAGCCTTACAACATACGGCGGATTTCCCGGCTGACGTTACCGCTACACTTACTGCATTACAAACTGCTCAAAATACTTTGTTTAATGCAGGGTATCAGTTCAGTTGTTTGGTTGACGGGTATAACATGAGTTCAACAGTAACACCCGCAAGTATAGGAACACAAGCTACAAATACAGCTTATTCATGTTCTTTATGTATAACAGGAACGAAACCTAACGGGGTTAGTGCTGTTGGTTTGGCTTTAGGCCGCTTTGCGAGAATAGGCATAGGGCACGGGTTCGGCGCGGTTGCTGATGGCGCGGTAAACACCTCAACAGCTTACCTTACTAACTCGGTAAGTATTCCCACAACGGGCACTTTGGTTGTTGGTGATGTAATGACAGTTCAGGGAACCGGAGTAGTAACTTATAATTCCGCTCCTTATAATCCTGGTGATACATTTACGGTAGTTTCAGGACACACAACTTACACGGCTACATTAACCGCTTATGTAGTGGCTAATCTTGCAAATTCACTTGTTGCGAATCTTTCACCGACTTACGTTGATCAGTTAGGTGCGAAACAGTTTATGTTTTTAAGAACATGGATGAATCATTCAGGATTTTATTGGAATGATGGCGCAACTTGTGAAAGCTCAACTTTACAGTTAAGCACTCAGGAATATAACCGTGTTGCAAATGCTTTAGCCGCTGATGCCTTAGCGTTCTTTATAGATCAAATGGGCTCAAACTTACCTTTACAGGCTGATGGAAGTGTGGCTCAGGGTTATTTGAATGTTAAACAATCTGAATTTTACACAACATATATTAATCCGTTGACAGTGGCGGGGGGAAGTGGCGATATTACGGATGCTGAAATTATATTAACAGCACCTAATTTCAACACAACAAAGACAATGAATTTTTCTTTAATCATACAGCCAACGCCGATTTTAGGAAATGTTGTTGGTACAATAAGATTTAGTTCAACTTTATAATATGCCAAATCTTAATCAATTAATATTAACAGGAGCGGATTACAAGATATTCCTGTCTATACCAGGCGGCGGAACCTATCCATTAAAAACAACGGATTCTTTTTCTTACGCAATCGCAAAGGAAAATGAATTGATCTATGCAATAGGCACTGAGGAGCCGGTTGGTAATAAGGGTAACGCAAAATCTTACAATTGCTCATTAAGTATGCAAGCCGGCGAAGTAAATGCAATACTTCTTTTGGAAGGTTTAACATCAATGGTTGACATTTCAGGTGCCGTTGTGGGAGCTACTGCCATACAGGGCGGATTGAATAAAACATTTACAAGCGTGAACATTCACACTGAAGGCGGCGACGTAAAAAGAAAGGATAAAGAAACTTTAGTTAAAATGGATTGCACCGCAATAGGATTGTTATGAAAACATTTCAACACGATATTGCTTTTTTACAAAAAAGTTTTGACGCTTCAAAAGTTAATGAAGAAAGCGCAGGACATATTGAAACGCTTGTTACCAAAACAGCTACTTTTAAAGAGTTAAGTAGAACAGACCGCGAGCAGCATGAATTACATTTTGCTATTATAGATTTTTATGCCGGAACTAATACGACTAAGAAAAAAACAAAGGTTCGTCTTGACATAAGAGATGCCTTACCGTTGGTTGAGGATTGCATTGAAACTTTACTTATACCAACAAATGATTTTACTGCTGAGGATAAACAAGAA